GGTCTGGTGTGGTTGTAATTATAACTGTTCTAAGTGGTTCTTTATCAACACTCTTTACAGTATAAGATGCATGTGATGTAGCACCTTCAATTATATCGTTTGCTTTCAATAAAGTATTTAGGTTACTTATAATTACGATTCCAGTATTAGAATTACTGAAGTAAGCCATATCACCTTTAACATCTATATTTTTACCATCTGTGGTTTTAGTTGCAAAGATAGTTTCTTCATCAATAAAATAGTTACTTTTTCCAGTAGTTACATTAGAATGATTATTAGCCCAATCATTAATAAAAACTTTCTGAGAAGTTTTTGTAGCTGTTTCTATATAGAGGTTTGTATTTGCTTGGCGAATTATTTTACCTTCTTTAACTGGAGGCCATATATAACCTTTTGCAGTAAATGTTAAATCCCAAATAATCAATCGGGTAGTTGTCATATCACCTTCATAATCTATACTTGGTGTAACAGAAGTTAAAACTACAGGCATATCATATTTTTGTTCCATGCCAGAAATAAAATCTACAGTAACGGTAAAGTCTGGTGTAAAAAATGGTAATATCTGTTCTAGAATTTGTGTGCCGTCTTCAGTATTTCTTACATAAAGAGACATGTTAAACTGAAAGTTATAAGGAACAGGAACATATTGTGTTCTAAGATTATTACTTGTAGCTGTATTAGCTGCAAAGTTCATTACACTAGATAATTGTTTTCTAGTTGTATCATAATCTAATCCTGATAACTCAAATGAAATACGAGGTACAACCGACTGAACAGCTTTTGTTAAATTAGGGTCAGATGTGATTCTTGTTATATATTTTTCTTTGGCACCATAAGACAAAGGAACTTTAAAATGCTCTTTAGCAGTTACGCCGTCAGCTGTATATCTTTGTAATACAATATCATTAAACATTGAGCCAAAAGCTACAATGACTTTTCTCATAGTACGATTATAAAAGTGTGAGTTACCTAGCATTTAAACTTCCCCAAAAGGATTTGTTTCTGTAAAGTCAATTATAGAATCGGCTTCAGCTTCAAATCTCATATTATCGTCTATTGATTCAAATGCATTATTAGCATTAAAGTTTTCATCAACAATATTTATTGTTGCGACTGAGCTTGATGTGTTGCCAATTAAATTAGCTCCGTTTGCAAATGTTCCTTGAACTCTAATAATATCAATTGAAGTGTTTGGATTAAAATCAAATACAATTGCACGAGCAGTTGAATTAGCTAAAGCTGGGCTTGATGCAACCAATGGTTGATATACAATCTCATCATTAACAAACTTACCTTGGTGCATATTTTGAATAGTTTGTCTTGTTCTTGGATAGAACTTTCTTATTACTGAGTCAATTTCATCAACACCTGTAGTAACAAGTTCATTAGAGAATACAAACTGTTTAAGTTTTAAAGCATAGACATAAACATTACCACCACGGCCACGACCTAATGTGTGATACATTGCTTGGTCATTTTCGTGTTCAACAAATGTAATTTCAAAAAAAGCATCTACCACAGGAACATAAATTAAATCACCTTCATTGGGCCTTAGTTGTGATGATGTCATTTGGAATCTTCTGCGAGAAGTGAGTAGTGTTATCTCATCTCTTATTTCTAAACCAAATTTAGATATGAAATCGCCTTCGCCATCCATACCAGTAATATTTTCTAGATACATCTCAAGAGAAAATGCAGACATATATTGTTTTAATGGGTCTTCGCCATAGATGTAGTCTACGACATCACCAGAGGTGCGTGGCATGTACCAGACATCCATACCATACATCTTCATCGCTTCAATCACAAGGTCTTCAACAGTCAGTTGTTCTTGTGTTATGCCCTTAGGAAAATTATTAAAATATAGATTAGTTCCCATGGTTAATTATCCATAAAATATTTCAGATGGAAGAACATTCATTACCTGCATTTCTTCTTCTATCTTTTCGATTTCGACTCGAGCTTCTTCCATAATTCGAGGACCATCTAAAGTTACTCCACCAGGCATTTGTATGCCAGCAAATTTACTTAAGTTACTACCCCATTGATATTTTATCTTAGCAGTACTATATTGTTTTAAGAATCTATCATTCCAAACATCTGATACTCCTTCTATGACAGCAGTTCCGTTAGTTATAGCAGCTGCTGGATTTTCTTTTAAATGTATGATTGTTGGAGATAATATTTTATTAACTTGTGCTTGTTTTCCATCACTCAATGTTATAAAGTCATTTTCAAGAAGTTGTTGGTCAAATGTTGTTCCAGTTCCTGTGAGTGTATTGGCTGTAGTTACAGCACTTACTGTACCTGTTATATTAATCAAATCTGGTTGTAATGCTCTATAACACTCAACAACAACATAAGAACCTGGAGAAACATCTTGAGTCCAGTCAATGTCTAGCATAACTTTATTTTGGTGTCGATTAAATCTAAATTGAGGTGTACCTACCATTAACAACTCTAGTGTTCTAAGATGTTGCATTGTAATTTCATAAGATACATATGATACAGATGTAAAATCAAATAAATCATTTAATCTTAATTGATATCTAATATCAAACATTCCCATTCCAGATGTGTCAGTAAATGGCATTATGCCAGTTACAAATACAACACTATCAGGAGCATATATCCATCTGCGACTAATATCTTCAGCAGTAATTTGATGTTTTAAATACATCTTTTCTACGCCGTCAAAATGATAGTCTTGAAAGAATTGTATTGAATCATCAATACGGTCTTCTACTTGGTCATCATCTACATTAATCTCAATGACAGGATGTCCGAGTCTGCGTAAGCAGTAATCTTTGTGTTGATTTCTAGTTGCTGGTTTTGACATAATCTACCTTTTATCCTAATGCAATTGAGAGAGCGAGTACATCACCAATTGTAGCGCCTGAAGCAGCTGCAAAAGTAACAGCACCTGAGCCATCTGTTGTTAATACCGTACCTGCGGAACCATCAGCTATAGGTAAACTATATGCTCCACGAACACTTAATCCTGGCACTGTAACTTTACTTTGAGCCGCAGAAAATGTTACTGCTGAATTACCTGCAAATGAACCGGAGTTGTTGAATTGAATTTCTGTATTTAGACCTGCTACTTGCGTGGTTTTTATTTGACCAAGAGTATTAGCTGCAGTTTTAAAATAGATAATACCATCAGAATAGTTTATGGCTAATTCGCCAATAGCTATAACACCAAGAGACGGTACTGCACTTGCAGTTCCAGAATTTAATACTTTGATTTCGGTTTTCTTTGCCATTTAATTCAGTATGCCTAAAAAGTTCCACCAGAAGAAACATCTTCATCTGATTTCATTATTAAATCGAATCTATCTTCTTTTACTTTGTTTTTCTTAACTACATTTTTAGCAACTACTTTTTTAGCAACTACTTTTGGCACAGTTTTTGGAAGTATTCTAATTTTCTTTTCTTTTGGCAACATCTTTTCTAACTTCTGAATATATTTTCTTTGTTCAGAAATAGTTTTCTTATCAACTATTTTTTCAGACTCTAAATTTTCTATTTGCCTTTTTCTAACTGTTGCATCTTTCATTTGAGTATTCAATGCATTTTGTAATCTATGAGCATCAGGACTTCCATCTCCTGATATAGCTAAAATTTCTTCTTTATCTTTTAACTCACTTCTTAAATGAGCAAGTTCACTTGTTAAATCAATTTCTGATTCTTTAGCATATAGATTCTTCTCTAACTGCTCTTTATCTTTAACTGCTTCTTCTAGAAATGATATTTGTGTTTGAAACATCATATTCTGTCTTAATATTGAATCTAAATTCTCAAAAATTATTTCATTATACTTACTTAAAAACTTGTCGTTGGTTTCTGCCATGATATAGACCTCTCATAATATGTTTAATTAAAATGTGCCACCTTGTAACATGTCAAATACTGGAACACCTGAAGAGTTTACTTGTAATAGATGGCCTTCTGTAGATGAATTTAATGATGTTACTGCACTTGTTCCTGCTCCTACTAATACTCCATTTGCTGCTAGAGTTGTTCTTCCTGTACCACCAGTACCCACTGCAAATGAGCCCGATGTAACTTGTGAAGCTGCGATTGCGATATCAGCTGCAGTAGCAGCCGTTGTTCTTCCGTAACTATCAACGGTTAATGAAGTTATGGTTTTAGTTGCACCCAAACTTCCTGTTAGATTGAAAGATGCAACAGGTAATGATACTAATCTTGTGCCATCAAATCCAACTGTTTGACCACTTGTAAATGATGCTGCGTTGGTACCACCACGAGCAATTGCTACTGTTCCAGAAGCAACTTGTGAAGCTGCGATTGCAATATTTGTGTCTGTTGAACCTGTAATTTGTCCTTGAGCATTAACAGTTATAACTGGCACTGCAGTTGCACTACCTTTATTACCTGCACCAACGCCTGTGTTGGTTATACTAAAAGCATTACCTGATAATGTTAGACCAGTACCAGCAGTATTTGTTCCTGCTCCACTGAATTGAACAAATGTAATGGCGGTTGAACCTAATGAACCTCCAGTATCGACTGTACATGTAAATGAAGTGTCTGCTTGAGTTGTGCCTTGTTCAATGAATAAGTATGCACTAACTAATTTAGCAAATGTATCAGCATCAGTACTTCTTGCCCATGCACCAGCAGCTACTATATATATTCCGTTTTGTGATGCGGTTGATTGATTCTTAACTAAAACTCTGGCGCCAGCTGATAAAGCAATACCATCAATCGTCTGTGTACCAGATAATGTAATGCTAGCTGTTGTTGCAGCTTGTGCTGAAGCTTTAGGGTCTAGACCTTGAACTACAGAATCAACATATGCTTTATTTGCAGCATCAGTTGTAGCAGTTGGAGTAGCAAGTGCTGTTATTCTTTGACTACCAAAAGCGACTGCACTTGTT